GGAATTATTATGGTGATAGGGGGAATGAACATAGACAAGCTAATGATCATCTAAAAGGGAAGGGGGCCAAGCGGCCCCTTTCTTAGTTGCGCTTGAGCAATACCGAGAATGTCCCTGATACCGCATCAGTTCCCGACGATGTGACCGCCCGAACCTCAATATCATCTTTCTCACTTACCACTGTAGCCTTTGGCAAATCCTGTACAAACGCTGTGTTCTGAACCGTAGCCCGCGCTTTCGTGTTTATGATGCCCGCGTTCTTGCGAACGATCAAACGCCCGTCCAGATACTTGTTTGATGCTGATGCACCCGAACTAAAGGACCACTGCGTTATGTAACCTGTGAAGCCCGCAGGGACGGTGTAGACCGCCATTAGGGTTTGCCCCATGTCTGCGCTGATCTTTGCTACTGTGGTCCCGCCTATGGACAGTGTAATGTCGCCCGCGTTCACCTCACCAGAACCCGCCTGAGTAACGAACGCTCGGAACACGCGCATGAATGTGCTTGCTACTGTCGTGCTAGAAGTCCCATCCATGTCCACCTCAAGGGACTTAGGAAGCCAATTTTCATCTAGCCCCTGAATGGTGATCTTTTGTGCGCCCGTTCCATTAATATCATCCGCTGCGTCTGAACTGACCACTGACACGCTGCCCGCTGTGGATATATAGCCGTATATACCGCTGCCATCCCAAACAGTTTCCTCATCTGTGCTGATCGCAGAATTGAACCCGAACTTATAGATTGCGGGGCCATATGCACCCTTTGCGGCTTGTACTGAACCGATATTCATTCAATTACTCCGCTGCAATCTCGTAAGTGCCGTGCGACTTTTCAGTTTTTAGCGGATGTCCCTCTGGCAATAAGTCGGTGTCAAACTTGCCGCTGCGGAACTTTCCAGTGCGCACAGCGCGTAGGAAACCATTCACTCTGGCATAGGCCCACTGATCAGCACTATTGACGCTTGGACGGACGCTCTCAGGGTTTGTGCGGTATGCCCCCACCCCTCTGCGGAACACAGCCTCTAGCATGCGCTGTGTGACCCGCTTTCCCTTTTGATTGCCGAACTTGTCATTATGATCTTTGACCTTCTCGCCCAAACCTTTTTTGACCGCCGCGCTTACTTCCTCGGCTTTGATTTCGCCGTGATTGGGGCTGTCCCAGAAATCGTGATAATACGCTTCTAACTCTAGCGACTTATCGCGTTCGTCATTTAGTTGCTGAACCTTTCGCCGCGCCCACGCTTGTCCTTCGTCACCGCCCCAACCAAGCCATGCGATCAAGCCCGCAGAGGGCCAACCATTTTCGCCCCGACGAAAACCCTGCGCTTCCTTGTCCACCTCATGTCGTGCAAAGAAACTGTGCATACGGCGAACGGTTCTTGGGCTTAGGCGTTCTTTGTCGATCAACTGGTTCGCTCTAGCAACGCCCACTGGGGTCATGCCGCGCCCATATTCCTTGCGCAAGTCCAAGGCCCGCTGTGCATTTCTAGCCATTGCCGCCGTAGGTACTGTGTCCACATCGGCCTCTGCCTTGCCTTCCTCGGCCTCTGACCAACGGGCGCAGACATATTCCAAGCGGATATTTGCATCGAACAATTCGCAATAACCATCCTCGTTATGGATACAGTTACCGCAGTTCTTTTCGTCATCACCCATAGCATAGGCATCTGGCAGGGATGGAGGAACATCCTCGCCATCAGGGTAGAAGTCTAGCTTGGTTTCTGAACCATAAGCAGACTTACCCGCCTCCTCTGGATCAATCCCCTCATCTTCTGCAACCTCTGGGCCACCAAGCGGGAATAGATTAGCTGCAATAAAGACCTCATCACCACCACTGATTGGTTCCAGACCCAAGCGCTCCCGCGCTTCGTTGCGGCTAATAATGCCCTCTCTGACCGCAGCAACTACGTTCTCATAGATACGGCGGCGGCGTTCTGTCATGGCTGGGATTTGCTCTACGTCATATTCAACCCGTATTTCATCACCAAAGCTAGGGGATAGCCATTCGTTCATGTCGCTTTCAACGCGGCGGGCCAGTGGAATAATAGTTTCCTCATACAGCGCAAGCCGCGCTTCTTGGACATTGGCGTATGTCTGACTATCAGGAATACCAATAAGTTGTGACGGGACGCCAAAACAAAGCGCAATATCTTTGGCAGCCATGTGCTTGTTCTGTAGGAAATCCATATCGCGTGGCGACATGCCCATCTCTTTCCAATCAAAGTCACCCTCAAGTAACATTGGGCGTCCCGCATTCTTTTGCCCCGTGAACTTACGCTCCATATCTTCATTGATAACTTGGCGCTGAGTATCAGTCAGCATTACTGAATTGCCGATTTCATCTTTGGGCTTGAATATGATTGCACCAGACGGACGCGCTCCATTTGTCAAAAGACCGATATTGTGCTTCGCAATCATGTTATGCTGATCAAGATCAACCGCCGCAGCCATCAATGGCGATAAACCAAGGTAATCATCTAATGGGTTCCACATCTTAAAATGCTTAACCTCAGATTGGCCTGTCACTGGGTCTGCGTCATACTTAGCAACCGTTTGACTGTTCAGCTTGTACTTATAAGCCTTTGGAATAGACGTTTCGCTTGGCTCTATCTCAATTCGATCTGGGCGCAACAGGTACAATTCAGTTGGGATTTGGCTAACCGCAGAGGCTAATGCGTAACTGTTACCCGATAAAAGTAAAAACGAATACAGTGCTTGAAAGTATTCAACACCAGCTTGCATCGGGTTTGGGCGCTTAAGCAATGTAATCAACGGATGCTGTTCTAACTCTATATCGCCTTGATAAACCTTGAACGGGATGGATGCAGCACCATTCGCAATTTCGTTCACGCACCGATACACAATGGCGTTCTGTTGATAACCCTCTGAGGCATAGTCTTTGAAGCTGTCTTTTCTCTTATGAGAGAACATCGAACCGCCTTGAACGTAAACCTTTGGCGCTTCTTTCATTTCTAAGCGCGGGAATATTGCGTTCCGCAAGTTGTCTAAAACGCCCATTAGCTAATTCTCCAAACTGCCTGTCCACTAGATTGGGACAATTCCGTTACAGCCCACACAAGGGCATCAAGTCTATCTGGGGATACATTACCAGAACCGTTATAAAAAATCATCTGTTCTTCCAGTTCTGGGAACTTACCAGCGTGAAATACTTGCTTGCGCTCATATAGTGCCGCGATAGGTTCCGCTCTAATCATCTTACCCCTAGTGGCTCTGACCGCCCTATAAGCAACGGTTCTATCACTATCTAATATCAGCTTTTGCACCATATCACCACCCTGATTGACCTCTGCTACAATACGATCAGCGTCCCATTCGTGGTACTTTGCAATCGCTTTTTTTATCCATTGATCTGGCGACCCCCGTAGAGTGGCATCCTCCAGTATGTAGTATTCAGGCTTGTCCGCAGCCCGACCAGCGACAACAATACCTGTCTCATCCGAATTCTTACCACCTGTTACCGCAGGGTCAATTGCTACGACGATACGCGAAAGATCAGGCACATCCTCTATATCAACCCTGTTAGCTTGGATCATATCACCATTCCAAAGTGCGCCCTCTACCTCTTTGATGTAATCGCCCAACCAAATATGATTGTACTTCTGTATATTCTGAAGCCTTTGGCGCTCTGCCATTTCTCTGGTGGCTTCATTCAGAAACGGATTATCCATGTAATTCGCGTGGACTAATACAGAGTTATCGTTGTCTTTAAACAATTGCTCCACTGGATCATCTTCTTTGTAAGGGTTCCAACTGAACCAAACCTCTGATCCCTCGGCCCGAATTGTGGGGTCTAACAAGTCTATAGACTTCTGCGAGATCGACTGCGCCTCCTCAACCCAAGCAACCTTGAAACCCTCCATAGATTTCACAGTCTCTGCGGTGTGATCTTGCATTCCCTGAAACGTAATAACGCCATCACCATCAATGCGCTTTATTCTTGATTGCTGAATATCGAATAGATGGGAAACCCCCATATCTAATATTTTATCTGAGATTACTTGCTTAGAAGAAAACTCTAGGGACTTTTGTATTTCTCGAACACAAACACATTTAAGTGATGGATCACTTACCATTCTGGCGACGATCATATGAGCAAACAAATGAGACTTTCCAGAAGCACGACCACCCTTAACACCCCGATACCTTACAGGCTGAGTGATAACAGGCACAGCCCAATTAGCTATCCCGATCTGTAGATTGCTCATTCACTACCACCCATTCAATCGCTTGTGGCGTCATAGACCCATCTGGAGACGTATGTTCTACCGCTGAAGTTTCCTTCCAGCCCGCTTGTGTTTTGAGGTAAAAGATTGCCGCAGAAGCGTTACCAGCCTGTGCCATGTCAATTAAACTCTTTGCAACAATGTCTATTCCCTTGGCCTTTCCTTTTTTATAGAGTGTAAAAACCTCCTCATCACGCTCCAAAATATTGTAGAATGTCTTGCGTGATATACCGAAACTATCAGCGATTTGGTCCGCTGTTAACTTCTGAGCTAAGGTAGGCAATATTTCTTTCTGCTTTTTAGTTAACTCAATCTTAGGTCGCCCGCCTTTGTTTTTCTCGACGTCTGACATGTTACCAATCCTACAAAACTAGTTCGATTATATGTCTTAATACTAAATCCGTAAACTACAAGATTACTAAAAAGAAAAGACCCCCATATTTCAGAGGGTCAGTTTACGAGGCAAAAGCGATATTATCAGGGAGAGATAAAAAAGAAAGGTGGCCTCGCTGATATAAGCATACCACATTTTAGCGACTTCTTAAATACCTTTCGTAGGGTTCCAAATCCTGATGGGTTACAAGGCCAGTATCCAAAACATGGCGGCGACCACTTCCATTTATCCACCAATCACCTACGGGTTCACCCGCCTTGATCCTGCGGGCCATGATGTGGCTTTCATCAAAATCCTTGGGCCTACCCTCTATAGCCAAATGATCATCTGCCATAGTAGACCTGTTTTCCTTGATACCCTTTACGAACATAGAGATCGAAGGCCACCTCCGAGAAGATTGGTTCTTGCGCACATACTCCGCTGCTTTCTCAAGGATATACTTGAAGCCGCCCTCATTGGTGGCAGTTGGAATTTCTGAATTAATATCCTCAACCATTAAAACCATTTCTTCACGCATTGCATTTTGATCCATATGCGATGGTGCTTCGTATCTCTTGAGAGTATCAAACAACCAACCTGATACAATCTTTTTCCGCTCCTCATAATTCATAGTTATTCCTTCCCTAAATACTTATCAAATGGTCTGATTATCTTTACGGTCTGACAACCGCTTTCTGGAGACATGAGAGAGTTTAGAAGATCAGTAGATGTAGCGGGCCTTTGCTCTGGTTCCAACTCATCTTCCCAGCGCTTTTGATTTAACCATGTAGATGGGTATGGAATAAACTTCTTATCTTTACCCTCACAGAATTGAGCATAAACTTGCGCAGCCTGTATTAATTCTTTTGGGTCTTTAATCTTTATTGCTTTTTCCCAAGCCTTTTCCGCTGCGCCCTTTCCCTTTTTCTGAGGATATGCAGAGTAAAATTGCGCAAATAATTCTTGGTTAATACTTCCAAGGTTATTTCTTACAAGGTTATTGGGGTGCAAATTCTGCACCCTCCCCCGTGCAATATCTGCACCCTCCCCATGCAAATTCTGCACCCCCTCATCGCCTAAGTGTAGAATGTAGTTATTGGCAGTTTGTTGCCCATTATCGCGATGGGCTTTTTCAACTTCAATTAAACCAATGAACTCTAGGGCATCCAAATGATTTTGCACTGAACGCTTTGACATCTCGCACAGCTTCACCAAGCGATTAACGCTAGGGAAACATTTGCCTGTTTCAGCATTGTGGTGATCCGCTAACCAATATAGCAAAATTTTGGTCGCTGGGGCTAAACCCCTTTGCTTCATCGCCAGTGCTGTCATGTAATGGGACATTCTGTACCTCCTATGTCCATACTACATGTTGTGTCCATAATGTATCAGTATGTAACATTACGTCTCATACTGTATTGTCTGGCACAACATCTTGTGTTAAGGAGGCTTTGAAACCTCCCAAGTGGGTTGATCTTATCGCGTTACGCGCGTCCTTCCTCTTAGATCAACGTGCATGTGTTTCTTTTGGTATCTTAAAGGGTCGGCTCCAGTAGCTGGCCCTTTTTGGTTTCTATTGGAATTTTCACCAATTTGCAAACATTTTCTTGACTACTCTGCAAATAAGGCATAGTTGTAGCGATACCAAAAGAAATCACAGGAGAAAAGCGATGGCGAAAACTACGCCTGATCACCCACCAGTGTCATTTGTTGTAGATCAAATATCAATAGCGATCTCTAATTATATGACAGAGTTGGTTGCCAAAACTGAAAAGGGTGAACTCACCCATCAGGAATATCTACAAGCACAGTTCCCAATGGGCGCAGACGATCTGCTAAAAAAGGCGGGGGTAAACGCTCACGATTTGTGGCTGGGGAAAAAATCAAACCACAATCTTATAGCGCAACCAATCACGGGGGGACAGCCAGATGTCGGATGATGTAAATCATGAGGTTTGGGCCGAACTGAGTTCAATTAACGTAAACGACCAGATTGAAAAAAAAGGTCGCTTCAAATACCTGTCTTGGGCTTGGGCTTGGCAACAGGTGAAAGAATACTCTTGCACATCATCATACGAAGTTCATGAAGATATCGTGTATGAAGATAAGACGCGCGAGGTTCGATGCACCGTAACCATTGATGGAATATCACATATGATGTGGTTGCCCGTAATGGATCATCAAAATCGCGCTATTAAGAACCCAGATGCCAGAGCAATCAATGACGCGCGTATGAGGTGCCTTGTCAAAGCGATAGCGATGCATGGGCTGGGCCACTACATCTATGCTGGGGAAGATGTACCACAAGCCTCTCAGGAGGCCGAGGAAGTGAATGAGCCAGAGGTTAACCCTATTAACCCAGAACCTAAAAACAACGATCCACAGATGACGTTAAGGGTTCAAGATGTAGCAGACAATTGGCTAACCTTTTACAAGGAATTAAGCGACCCCCAAAAGTTTGCAGATACGGTTCAATCTTTTCAGAAGTTCATGAATAACCGCGCTGAACAATACCTAAGCGCAGACTTTACCCAAAGGCTTTGGGACGCACACGATACAGCTAAAAAAGGATTGATGGCATGATTAGCATTACAGTTGTAGGTAAACTTTACAGAGACAGTGAGATTAAAACTGGAGGCAATGGGGATTACCTAACCTTCAGCGTTGGCGTCCGCGATGCCTATGGAGACTTAGGGCGCATGATGTACTTCGATGTAAATACAAATCAAACTGGTCTTTCTGATTTTCTAAAGGCCACAAAAGAAGTTGCCGTTAGCGGCGAACTCAAATCACGCGAATACGATGGTAAGATTTACCTTTCGATACGCAAACCAAGCATAAAACTATTAGGCGGGAATGAGGCGAATACCAAACCGCCACAGGGCGATGCAGTAATGACACCGCCACAAGGAGAGCCACCAAGCGATCCAAATAATGGGATGGATGATGAAATTCCGTTCTAGCTTCAAAAAAAGAAACCGTACCAAAAAGGAACCACAAATGTTTAAGAAAATACACTCATCTGAGCATGGAAAATCAGCGACTAGATATGGTGATAACTATGTTAAAATTTATGATCAAAGGAAGGGCGCTAAGGGTAAGACAGCGATGGCTGTAATTCTAAGTGATGAAATATCACGGCGAGCTAATTTAATAATTGGACAAAGAGCAACCATCCATATGGTCGAGGATGAACACAAGAAAAAATGGCTTTTGATTGAGCGTGATCAGAATGGATCAATGGTATGCGGATTGAGTACTAAATCTAAAACCGCAGAGGAAATCAGAACGGGATTGACCCGCGTTAAAATCCAAGTTCGTGCCTTAGATTGGATGCTGCGCCATATAGCTGAGAAGGGCGCTAATGCCAGAGAGTTTCGGAACAACTCAGCGCGTGTGACTGAGGGGGCGGTTGCTTTTCCCTTAGAGGCTGATCGTGACAAGGCTTGGTTCCAGCGTGGCTAAACCTCCAATCCAAGTCCATAAGGTAAAGGGGCGTCTTTTGCCCCTCACCACTTACGATGCAGAAGCGGTAGAAGAAAGCAAAGACGGTCAAATCTATACCCTAAAAGCAACCAAGCACAGATCACCACCACAGCACAAAATGTATTGGCAAATCATCAAGAGAGCCGCAGAGGCCACTGGGAAATGGGCAACGCCCAAACACTTACACGATGATCTCAAAATGCTTTTAGGCTATCACAAGGCCACGCTGAACCTTCTAACAGGTAATGTCTATTATACCGCAGATAGTATTGCGTATCAGAAAATGGATCAGGAAGAATTTAACAAATACCTAGATGCCGCACTTGGAGAACTAGCTGTGGTACTGGGGAAAGACCCGATGGAGTTGCTAAATGAGTAACATTCCAGTTGCGCGAAAAGCACTAGAAGAATTGAAATCTGCCTTAGAAAGCGGGTTCTGCACCGATGGTTTTGCTCTGGATCAGGTCGAACTGGCGCTAAACAACATGACACGAAAAAGACACAAGGAAATTAAAGCATCCAGAACATCAAACAAAATCACTGCCGAACTAAGAGATAGTGTGTTACTATATATGCGTGCAAATCCGAATGCGGCAAATCATGTGGTTGGAAAACATTTTGGGATAAACCACGGCAGAGTGAGTGAAATCATTGCTGGTAAATACGCCAACCTACGGCGACGAAGCCAATGCTGATCTACGGGATCAAGTCGAACTTCTCAGGAGAGAAACGGACCTACACCCAACCTCTCAAGCCAAACTAGATGCCCGAAAACAATATCAAATAGAGGAAACAAGGATTGCACGTTCTCAGAAGTATAAATGAAGTTTGTAGGAAGTGCGGTGCTGCGGCAGATGATTATTGCAAGCATAGCAATGTCACCAAACCGAAAACCGCTTCTTATGATAGATTTGCTCTGTCAGAGTATTCTACGAAAGCGATCAGCGAATGGATAAGAATGCAAAATGACGAACCTAGCGAAACGCCCACCGATGGGCCTGAAGAAACCAAAGGAAACTAAAGATGAAAAATACCTCCAAGAAATCCGTGAAAAACCATGCGTTATCTGCCGAAAATTTGGTTATCACCAAACCTCACCAACCACAGCGCATCACCCTATCCATGATCGCCACGGAACTAGAAAACGATCTGACCGATCTGCGATCCCGCTTTGTGAGGGCCATCACCAAGGTCTTTGGGATCAATCAAAAATAGCCATCCACAAAGAACCTATACGTTGGCGGGAACTATATGGTCCTGATTGGTCACATTCGGATCATCCCACTGAACCTTAACTCTAACGTGTGGTTCTTGCTCCTCATCACAGTATGCTTTGAATGCTGCTAGGTGCCAGACCACACTATCATCAGTCCACAGAATTTCATTCCCACCATCCAATATTGATTTCGCAAGATTATCAATGTCTGGGCGAGATGGGATTATCAAACCGCACTGAGCCTCCAATGTCTTACGCTTGGACCAAGACTTAGGAACCGCAAAGTAACACGCTAATATCACAGATACCCGCCGCGTAGCTGGGGTCAGTTTCTGCTTTGCCATTGCCGCCCACGCAGCTTGTTTTACTTTTTTCTCATATAATCTCGTTTTCTCTGGCGTGTAAGTATGACCAGATCGCGTGAATTTCGGTCGCCCTTTACCCACTGGATCACCTTCGACCCTAAATTCTACCGTTACCGTACCCATTTTTCTGCACCTCTAAGTTATTGAAATCCCAGAATTTTTTATTTTTTCTTTACTTTTCTTATCTTTTTTGTAACCAAAGTGTTGACACTTGTAATCACAGCGGCTACATTCTTCATATACCAAATGGAGAACAAATCAATGACTATCGCAGATTTCAAATGGAACCCAGAATGCTCATGGTTCAACAATGGCAACAAAGTTATCGAACATCTTGACGGTTGCTATGTCGCATCAGATTGGGACACCGATGATGAAGAATGGTTCGACACAATGAAGGACGCGATTGATTGGTTCAACGCACGATAAACATAGGGGCTTCGGCCCCACGCCAACAACGGAGGTTTCCTATGGCATATTCTCTTTCTTTCCTAATGTCCGCAGACGCAGCGGTTGCCCGCGCACAGCGCACCAAAGATCACGGCTATGTGGTCCACCTAGAGGTCGCTCCATATACGGACGAACCTATGACCGAACTGGACGCGAAAGACGCTCATCACGCAAGAGCGATTGCCCGCGATTGGTTGGTGAATGGTCGCTGTCATTCAGTCGGCATCCGTCAACGCAGCAAGTCTGGTTGCTTGGTAGATGGTGTTGACATCTTAGACGCATCCGATTTCGAGGATGATCTAGCAGAAATCACCCAGAAAAACCTGAACCGCACAATGGGTCAGTATGGCCTGATCGGTTAATCAATCGGGGGCGAATGCCCCCACCCACACCAAAGGAAACATCATGTCTTACAACTGCCCAATATGCCGAGATCAGAAAGTAATCCATCACTTCTATCCAGAGGGTCACAGCCATTTTAACGCTGATACAGTGCGGGTAATCGAATACTGCCAGTGTCAGGGCCAGATGCCCACAGACAGCGACTACCAACGCGCTCGTGGCGTCTGTGACCGCATGGCAAGCGATAGAGATTATGATGAACTAAAAAAATACATCAATGCGCTTCCGTCTGTTCTTCGGGACCGCATGAAAGGCTACCTGAAAAATCAAACCAAATAAGGAAGGAAGAACTATGCAGTACGGAACAGAAAATGAATTCATCAATTACTTGGACAGCATTAAGACAAATGAAAAAGACTGTCTCGCAAGTCAATTCCTGTATCACTATAGAACCAAACCAGAAACCTATCAGCACTTTGAAAAGTTCACATTGGAAATGATACAAACCCGCCCCAAGCGAGGATCGCAGTGGATGGTCGCAAACCGTGTTCGTTGGGAAACCATGATCCGAGACGAACCTTACAAAGTGACAAATGATTTCATCGCGCTTTACGCAAGGCTATTCATGGCCCGTCACCCACAACATGACGGATACTTTCAAATCAAAACTATGAAAAGGATTGCTGGACTATGAGCAAATGGAAAAAACTAATCGAAGATCACAAAAAAGCGCAGATCAATATGGTGATGGGGCAAGTGATCATGGGGCATACACAATCTGAAGCCGCAAGAAATCTTGGGATGCCTCGCCAACACCTAAACCGTTTTTGCAAGCGCAATGGGATTAAATTCAAAACTAGCAAACTGGAGGAGGTAAGCAGTGTGGATTGAAACATGGGATGAAATGTCTGCACGACATGAGAGAGAGCGCCGTGAAGCGCTGCAATCCCTATCAGACAGCGGGTACACTCAAACAGAAGCTGCACACATACTCAAGAAGCCCATGCGTTTCATAAACAATTATGTACAGAGATATGGAATTGAGTGGAAAGAAAAACGGCAGGGTGGAAAATCGCATGTCAAAGAAAATTGAAACCAACCCTTTTTACAATGGGCTTCTCAAAGACACAAAGCGCAGAGTACGCAACGCAGAGACAGAAGCCAACAGGCGTGATGCTCAACCAAATGCACAGCGGGAACTTTACAAATCAAGAGAAGAATTGAGTAACTTACTATCTCAACTAAGGGCAAACGGATACGAAGTATGACAGAGGCAGAAATTGCAGAGGAATGGGCGGCAATTGCAGAACTGGAACGCAAAAGAGTAAAGATGCGCGATGGTGGCAAACTACCTGATAAACCCAAAAATCAATACAACACGAAACCTAAATACGATCCCAAGATGGACAAGACCAGAGCGTATAACCCTCGGAGGTTTGATGACATTACAAGGCTTCGCAAAGAGGGCAAATCGAATAGGGAAATTGCTAGGATACTAAACGTAAGCGACACCAGTATTCGTTACTGGCGCAGAAGGTACAATATAGAATAATCGTGTGGGTCGAATTGGTGTCACTTGTGATTTGCCGATGGCACCAGAAAGTTCAGGTAAGACAATTTACGGATTAGGTTAAAACTTACCGTCACAGTTCGACCCACTAGACTTTCTTAGCAAAGAACAACAGAGGAACACAATGGAAAAAACCGTCACAATAACCGAAACAGAATATAATTTAATGGTACGGAAAATTAGAGAGTTAGAAGATAAATCAGAAAATGAAAAAAACCTTATGCCTGATGAAATCGAAGCATATGAATACTTATCAGGCGTAGGCATTAAACGTGATTGGCGACACGGGGATGAAGGGTATGGCAGAAATGCCCCGAAATGGTGGAGCGACCTGCCCAAAGGGCATAAATTAAAAATGGTGCGCCAAGCTAAATACAAAAAGGTGGAATAAATGGAATTCTTTACAGCGTTATACATAGAATACACACTAAGAGGCATCGACGTACAAACCTATCTTGTGCTGCCAGACTATGAGGCTTGTCAGATTGCAATTCGTGACAATGAGGACATGCCGACATACTTCAATGCAGACAGCGATGTGAACATGTGGTGCATTGAGGGCGAAACTTTATCCCGCAGCATACGACCAGTTTTACGACCTACTCAGGACTAAAATCATCAAGATGTAATCCAGCCATATTGGTTAACTTCACCATCTCTTGGTAGCCTTTGTCTGTTAACGCGAACCAATCACCATCAGGTTCCAGCAATTCATTACGCAACAGATCATTCAGTATATGATCATACGGCAACCGACCACAAACAAAGGCGATCAAACCGCCTAGCCTTGTAACTTTAGATTTGGTTATTTTGCCATGAAGCCGCACTAGGTCGAAAGCCACCTATGAATTTTCATAGTTTTCTCTATTCGATCCTCTAGGCCGTGATACCCACCGTTTACTCTTTTAGTGATGTTCTTAATGATTTCTTCCGTAACACCTTTATCAGCGATCAAAAACAAACCATTTTTCTCAAAGAAAAAGATAGCACTATCCATAGCTAACTCATCTTCAATAGGCTTTGGATCATCAATCAGGCTATCACGCCCAATATGGTGAGCAAATTCTGTAACGTTTTTCTTGCCAGTTAACTGTATAAATCCACGTCCAAGGTACTTGTGACCTTCATTCGGCGCATTGCCCATGCGATCACCGTAAACAAAGTTACCTAGTTTTTTAGGGTTCTTTGTATATGGCTTTGCCGCATCAACATTCTTAAATCTTGTAGGCCATATTTTTTGGATACGATCAGCTGAACTGTAAAACAAACTCTCCTTAGATATGAGAAAGTTCATGCTTTCGTGCGCGACCTGTCCAAGGAAATGCGCGCCACGCTTCGCATCTAACTTAAAATGCGCGGCGATTGCTCTTGCTGTATTAGGACCAAATGCCCCATCTGGAGTGACACCACACTTTGATTGCAGTGCCTTGAGTGCGTCACCTTTAGCCATTATTCCATGCTCCCCTTCATATCAAACATGCCCTCATGGTCACGATTGATGTATTTCAGTTCATTTTCAAGCACCGCCACACGTTGTTGCAGTGTGGTAATTGCACCGATTGTACGAGACAAACCTTCATGCTCGTCCCAAAGGTCTTCGGTTTCTTCCCAAAGATATTCAATCTCCATAAATGCATCTTTTACATCGCGCCTTAAATTGACATTATCCTCAATAGCCATTTTCGAACCAAGTTCGCTAACCGTTTCTTGTAGATCAGCAATGGTAGCTGCTTGCTGCGCTGTCCACCAAATAAAACCGCCTACTTGTAAGACGATAACGCCAATAATCGTTATAGGTAACTTAATGTTTTCCACTACTTCTTACCGCCAAAAAACTTAGTTGCAGACCGCACTGCGAAACTAGCACTTACGATTACACCCAAAGTGTATTGATACCAATCTGGCATTACCTCCAACGCCGCAAACCCTTCTGCAACGACAGTGCGCCCCCATTCACCAGTGAATACAAGGATCAATGGGATTGAAAAAAGTATAACCAGATACTCATCTTTCCAACTTGATTGAGAACCTTGAGCCATAATGCGTTCCCAATCGGCAACCGATGTTTCTTTGGAAAGCATGATCTTTGCTTTGGCTTCTGCTTCAGTCAGTTTTAATTTTGCATCTGCCGCCTGTACGTCTGCTTTACCTTTAAGCCAACCGCCAGCTAATTCAGTTAAGGGTCCGATCAGAGCCTGTAGCATTTCTGTTCTCCATTGCATTGAAACCGAAGTAAGCCGCGACAACACCGCTTGCACCAATTACATATACGCTTGCTATGTCTGTAATTAGCTCTGCCGCGCGATCTAACCCCACCCAGACAGCCAAAAAGATAACTAGGGGGTACAAGAGCATTCCAGCCGTACACGCTACTGTGAGCCGTCTCTGTGTGTCCCTCTTGGCGTCCTGATCTTCCATACGGCGACGACGATCCTCTAACATGATCTCGCGCTCATCTGGGTCAATCTTTCCGTTTCCGTTTAGATCGTAGTTTTCCTTGTTCATTGAAATACCTTTCGGCTATCCGCTTATGGGTAGTGATAATAACCACTTTATTATCATCCGTCAAAACAACCCATTGGCCCAGTTTATTTTCCACTAACTTCAAGACAAACCACAGTCTGGCTGTTGTGAACAACCAAACCCTCTCTTGCCTTTCTGCGCTCTTGTTCGCATTCTTCGTATGTCGCGTGTGTTGGGCCTATTTGATAATATTTTAATTCGGCAGATGGAATATATTGTATGAAAATAAGAACGTAAATCATCACCACCGACCTCTTGCCTTACCAACAATCCAAACGGCAATTACTAAAATCATCCCGCCCATAGCGAAACACAAAAGACCTACCCCCCAATTAATCATGTTGTCGATGAATTCTTGTTTTCTATAAGCCGCTTCTTTTCTAATACGCCGCTGCTCCGCTTCAATCCTTAAAACTTCGTCCCAAGCTGAAGGTCCATACACAAAACTGATATGGTCTTTGATCTCCTTGCGCATCTGTTCCATCTTGCGCTTTTGGTTCCAAATTAAGATCGCTGTTTCTTCGTCAGAACCTTTAAATGTCTTTTCCCACCAAGGCGGGTTTTTTTGGCGTTCTTCTAATCTATTGAAATCGGAAAAGGCTTGACCCCAAGTAGAAATAGTTTGACCCATTTCTTGGATATCTTTCCCAGTGCTTATCGCTGCTTTGAGGGTTTTATAAGCCCCTGTCGCTAAAGCTACGCAACTCACTGGGTCCATGATCTACCCCATTTTAGAAATCACATATGCCGTTATAGCTGCCGTTGCGACTATCCAGAATATGCGTTCCAAAAATTTTAAGGTTATGCCATCTGCTCCTGATAGCTTTTCAATTTTAGATACACGATCATCCATCTTTTCTTGCTGCCCGTCATAGCTATCCATGCGCTTGAACAACGTAACCATGCGTTCTTCCATTCTAGCAAGTGACACAATTGCTTCTGACATTTGGTCTAGTTTGATCTCCATGCGCTCTAACCGCGTTTCGTCTGACATGCTCAAGCCTCAAGCTAAATCGCTAACAATATTTATTATGATGTAGTCGTTGTTTGGGAATGTCTCTACCTTTCCACCCAAATAAGTAACTTTGAATTCTGCTCTAAATGATCCAGCATTTGCTGTATCACCTGTCTGCCACTCATACTGCACCCGACCAGAATCCTCATCTACGATTGTAGCTGCACTTCCATCTACAATTGTCGTATCGTTTACATCAGCCATATTAAAAGCCACCGTGGCCCCCGTAAGGTCTACAGCGTTTGAGTTCGCATCCTTTAAAGTAGCTGCGATAAATGGGCTTGTATTGTCTTGCTTAATTGTGAAGATCATGACCGATACCTTTAACTTATAGAATTTATACCAGAATTCTCAACTTCTGCAAAGTTGATACTCGCGTCAACGGTTAGGCTGTTCTTAGTGTCTACTGTTGGGCTTAATGATAGAGGCACACCAGCATCATAAGTAAGGCTTGGTATCTCTGGACTTCCCGCTTCTATCGCATTAGCAGTGAGCGGATAAGCAATAGAGAATGTAGGCGATCCAAGTTCTGGGGCAGAACCTAGAAGATCATCAGCAAACAAATCTTTTTGGTTAATTGCAATTGCCGCAACAGAAACGTCTGGAGCATCGACGATAATATCTGTTGCGACAACCGCGTGGTCTTGCTCAATAGAAGTTTCTTCTATTGTTGGCGCACCACATTCGATGTTGTTACAAGATAGGTCGTGTATTTGCGTTATTGCGCTGTCAGCAATGCTTGGCGATCCTGTCGCAATCGCATCTGCCGTTACAATATGATCCTGTTCAACCGAGGTGTTGTTAACAACAGGCGCACCCGCAAGGATGCTATCGCCCTCAAGATCACCAAGTTCTGTAAACTCAATATCTGGGATGATATGACCTTGAGCCGTAAAGAACGCGCCCAAGTCATGATCCACAGTAATACTTGCGCTATCAACAAAGGTTGCACCCGCATTAATATTTTCAGCAACCAGCGTTTCGAATTCAGCCATATTAGCTGAACCGCACAGAGCCGCGCCTGTAAGGATGCTGTCAACGCCCAAATCGTGTACTTGCGTAATAGCGGGGCTAGATACGTTTGGCGCACCAGTAGCGATATTATCGGCTGTCAGCGCATGTTCTTGTGTGACCACACCATCAGCAACACTTGGTGCGCCGACATCG